GGTGGTCGGGGAGCCGCCGCGTCGGAAGTCGGGTCGGTCCTCGCGATAGGTGGCGTGTGATGTGTGCATGTGCCTGCCTTTCAGGTCGGGTCAAGTAGGCAGGGACACCATGCGCCCATCGGGCGCCTATGTCAAGAGTTTTTTGGGCGGTTCGGGACCGCAAACACGGCGAGAGCCCCGACAGCAGCCGACAGGATCGCAAACACGTCGTTGGTCGACACGTTGCCGTCGGTCGTGACAGACACGGCGACAGCCAGGCCGGCGGCGATCGCAACGATGGCTTTGTTGTAGTGGTTCACAGTTTCCCTCCGATTCGGGTTTCGATTTGCTCGAGCTTGTTGATGATTGAGCCGTGTTGGTGGGTCAGCTGGTCGACACGGTCGCGTAGCGATTCGCCACCGTTCGGGCGGAGCTCACGCTCAACAGCTTTCATGGAACGCTCGAGGCGGTCACCGAACAGGACGACGCGGCGACCGACCCGCCACACACCGACAGCGGCGGTGAGCAGGACGCCGAGTGTCAGCAGGTCTCCGGCCAATGTGTCTGTCCAGGTGGGCAGCATGGCGTCACTGAGCGTTCAACCAGTCGAGAACAGCCCAGGTCGGACTGTCGACGGTGCCGTTGACGGTGAGCCGAAAGAACCGTTGCACGTTTTCGACCGCTTCCCTGGTGCGAACCCCGAACTGGCCGTCCGGTTGGATTGGTTGGCCGGCTTTGGTGGCCATGATGTGTTGGGCCATGCGTACATCGGGCCCGTGGTCACCGAGTTTGAGTGTGCGTCGCTGGTCGGGGATCGGGTAGGCAGGTGCCGGGTCGCGTCGGCCGAGCAGACGCCAGGTGTTCCAACCGTTCAGTTCGACCGGTTGCATGTGCCACGGTTCCGAACTGATGTTGCAATGCAGACCCCACCGTTTCGCTTCGGCTGATCCTCGAGCTGGTACTTCGGACCAGTTCGGTGACCGGTGCGGATTGGTGCCGTTACGGGCCACCAGGTCGACAGCAGCAAACTTGACCAGGCCGGAACGGAACTGTTGCGACTGGTGAAACGATTTGCCTTCCGGTGCAAACCCCGGTTTGTTCGGTTGGGCTCCGGTAGCACGCCAACCCGAGCCGATGCCGATATGACCGTGTTGTGCGACGATCCAGGCCCGTAGCCGGCGTGCGTATTCGGGGTGCATCTTGTCGATCCCATGTTGGCTGAACAGGGTGTCGAGGTCGACCAGGCGGGTGCCGTAGCCGGTCGGATACCGGACGGTCATGCTGCGCTGGTTTCGTAGCAGCCGGACACCTCGATGTAGTCGGAGGTTGTCCAGGTGAACGGGATAGCCGAGGTGACGGCGACCCCGTACGAGTAGGTGGTGGTGGAACCCTGGTCGCGTAGCGCGTAGATCGACACGGCGTCGGCGTTCACCTCAACACCTTGACCGGAGTACCACAACAGGACGTTTGCGTCGACCATCCGCACCTCAAACGCGCTCGAGGGCACATTCGTAGCCGACGCCAACGGAAGCGACACCTCAGGCGTAGCGGTCACCGACGATGATGCGCCGAGCAGCACCTTGGCACGAAAGAACACGGTTTTCCCGAGACGCATGTACGCACCAGTAGCGGTCGTGTTGGAGATACCGGTGACGGTCGGCGTGTAGGACACCCAAGCCCCGCCAGGCTGGCCGGCGGTGGTGACCAGCGAACTGTTCGCAACCTCACCTTCTTGACAGAAGTTGTTGGTGCGGGCGGCCGTCAGTTTCTCGCCGACGCTGAAGGTGTATTTCGCCATGTCAGAATCCTAGGACGTTGTTGTCGAGCAGCCCGAACACATCGTCGTCGAGCAGCAGGAACGTGCCCGATTCGATCGTGTAGCCGAGGTGGAAGGTGATGGTGTGCCGGTCGGGTTCGATCGAATGGTCGACACCTTCGATCGCAGCCCACCGTTCGATCGGGGTCGCGGTCGATGTCGGTTGGAATTCGACGGTGACGGCGTCACCGATGTCTAAACCGACGATGTCGGCACGCATCGCTGGTGTGATCCGATCATCGGCCAGGTCGACGGTGATACTCGAGAACCGGATCACCGGTGACGAGTAGTAGGTCAGCAGCCAGTTCGCTGAGTCCAACGCCGATTCATCAGTGTTGTGCAACAGGCCCGACGCTGTGAACGTGCGACGCCGGTAACGGTCGACGCTGGTCGGGTCGGTTGCGGTTTGGAGTGTGCCACCGATGCGTTGCAACTCGATGACGTTGAACAACTGTTCCGAACCGTAGGTGACCTGTATACGGCGATATGGGGTGCCGGTGCCGTCGTCACGAAACGCGACCGGGCCGGGCTCCGCCAACGTTTCGGCCCGATCCTGGAACCGGATGTCGCCGAGCCGGGTGGCGTACAGCTTCCCACCTTCGGTACGGGCAACCAGTTGCGCGTAGTTCAATGCGTTGGTTCCGGCGGTGACCGTGTCGGCCTGGAGGGTGACGGCACCAGTGTCGATGTCACGGCCGGCGTTCCAATCGACTTCGGGCCGATCGAGGATTGCAGCGATGCGGGCTCCGGACAGTTGCGAGGCCGGGGACCAGTCGTCGAGGGTGATGCCGGCCAACGCGGCGAGGGCGTCGGTGCAGTCGAATTGGGCGTCTGCCTTGCCGTTGACGGACCAAAACAGATCCCAGTCCTCAATGAACCCTTCTGCGATCACTACATCGTCGGTGAGTATCTGTACCCGTTTGCCGGGCACCAGGTTGCCGGCGTATGGGGAGTCAGGGTTGAACGGGTCGAAGATGCCTGACTCGTTGTGTAGGCGTACCGTCCATCGGCCAGCGGGGATATCGGACAGGATTTGGGCTGATCTTCCCCGATTCACACTGATGGATTGGACGTAGCTAGTGATGTCCTGGGCGATGTCACCGGCCAGGACGTAGTCACCGTCGAGCAGGCCGGCGACGGGATCGTCAAGCGTGAAGAATCCGAGGCCGGTGCCGACATCGTTCTCAAGGTTGAGGTTGTCGCCGTCCTCGAGCAGGACAGCGTCCAGGTCTTCGAGGAGTACACCGAACGGGCCGAGGTCGTTACCGGAGGCGGTCAGGTCGAACCAGACAAGCACCTGCGTTGGGGACGGGATGAGGCTCATACGACGGTTGTGCCGTTACGTCGCCGGTACGTTTCAATGGCGCGGATCACTTCGTTGGGGTCGGCGGACGTTGAAATGTTGACGGTCATCGTGTCGGTCGACTGGGTGTTGATTGGCAGGCCGATGTTCGGGCCTTGAATGGTGGGGACGTTGGGCACCTGGTTGGTGATTGTCGGGGCGGCAGGGTTACCGCGCAGTTGGGGGAGGCCGATGTTCGTGGGGCTGGGCCTGATTGGGATCACGACACCTTGACTCAGTTTGTCCATTGCGTTGAGGACGTAATCCAGTTCCCCCCGGTCCAGTTCAGTCAGCAACGTCGTTTTGGTTTCGTCGGGGACACTGTCAAGGTTTTGGATGATGTTGCCAAGTGCTTCGGCGTACTTGTCGGCCTCTTCCGTCGTCACAAACATGTCGTTGCGGAAATAGAACAGGGTGGTGCGGAAGTCACGCCACGCTTTGCGTTCGTCAATGTTGTTTTGCAACGTGTCCAACGCGCCGGAAACGTCGAACACGGCCTCTTCGACCAGGCCGAGCTCTTCGCGTAGTCGGCCGTAATCGGTTTCGCTGACGCGTTGTTCGACCATGCCCATGGCCTCATCGACGGTCACGAATCCTTCAGCGTGTTGCTCGAGCGTGTTCGTTGATTCGATCCCGAACGTCTCGCGGAACTGTTCCTGATACCAAGACACCCATTCGGGTAGTGAGCGAAGGAACGGGCCCCAGAAGTCGTCCTCGCGTAGGTCGCGCAGTTTGCCGAGAAAGTCGTTGGCGGCTTCCGCTGCAAACGTGAACGCTGGCACCAACGCTTCACCCAAGGTGAGGCTCAATGTTTCGGCCCGTTCTTTCAAGTCTTTCAGTGCGGCATCGAGGCGTTCGGCGCGGCGTCTTTCCTCAGGGCTGATGACCTGTTGATCCGATACTGACGCCAACGCTTCCTGGAGGTCGCCGGCAGACATTTCCATGAGGCGGGCAATGTTGGCGTACGACTTCCCGAAGATTTCTTGTGCGGCCTTGGCGCGCATTGTCGGGTCTTCGATCGCGCCGACAGCGGTCACCGCATCCTGGAATGTCTGGTTACTGTCGACCAGGCCGGTGGAGGTGCGGGAGATTTCGATACCCAGGTCCTTGAACGCCTGTCCACCGTCGCCGATGGATTTGTTCATCCGAAGGATGGCGGTCTGAATGTCCGATGACGCGATGTTCAGATCACCGGACACCTCGATCCAACGGGACGCTTCGTCTACGGCCAAGCCGGTGGCGTCGGCCAGCCGACCGGACTCAAGCGCCAAGTCCTTGAAATCCATAACCGCTTTGAGCGCGAACCCACCGACAGCGGCACCGGCCCCAACAGCGGCCATACCGACGTTGCCCAACCGTTTCTCGATACGACCCGAGAACCCTTGAAGGTTCTGTTCGGCGCGTTGAAGGCCGGCGTCTTTGAACTCGGTAACGATGGGGATGGTGATCGCCATGTCATCGGACCTTAGCTAGTTCGGCTTGGACGAACCGTTCCACCTGGTTGGTGAGCTCCACCATTTGGCGTTGCACCTCCGGTAGCTGCGATTCGGCGGCGGGCCACATCACACGCGACGGTTCACCGAAACGGGCCGACAGATTCCGTGACAGGTTGTTGTCGGTCGCTTTGCCGGCCATGTCGAAGATGACGGCGGCGGCGTTGGTTTGTTTGACGGCGACGATGCCGACCGGGCGGGCCGGTCCACGGTTCAATCGTTTCGACGTGTCGACTTTGACGCGTACACCGGAACGGGCTTTCGACACGGTGAAGGGGAACAGGGAACGGCCGCGTGGTGCCCAGGTGCGGGCCATGCCGGACAACGGGACTTGGGTGTACCGTCGGCGGGCCTCGAGGACGATTGGTCGGGCGATGTCGTTGGCGCGACGGTTGAACTGTTTCCGTAGCTGCGGGTCGATCTTGCGGAGAGCGACAATGGATTCTCTAACGCCGCGCACGTTGCTGGTCACGGGCCCGTTCCTCGAAGATCGTGGTGACTGTTTTCAAGTCTGCCAGATCGAAATCGACCGATGGCGGCCACCAGCCGACCGCCACCAACAGTTCCGCTAGAAGCCGGCGGTGGGTGCCGGGTCGGTAGGGCGGATTGTTTCGTCCGCGACTACCTCAATGCCATCCAGCTTTTTGATCCAGGTTTCGAATTGGAGGTCCACGGTGATGCCGCGAGACATACAGGATTTCCAGGCGACCCAAAAATGGTCTCGGATGCGGAGCACACCGTCGATGGCGGAACGGTTGTTGGCGGCTTCCCAGTCGCACCATGCGGACATGGTGGTGGTGACATCGACGGTGGTGCCGTCGCTGTACCGGAGTCGGTACGTTCGATTGTGCATGGTCGGGGCTTTCTATGGGTCAGGCTGGGGGCGTGACGTCGCGGGCCCAGGTGCCACCAGTGAACGTGACATCGACGGTGGCGAGCTCACCGACGGTGCCGTTGATCGGCGTGAACGACGCCAGCATGGCGTTGGTGATCGTGTAATGCGGGTTCGACGCCGATTCGGTGGCGTTCGTGGTCTTGATGATGATGGTGGTGTCCCCGTCACCGACGACACTCTCAAGGGTCGGTTCGACTTCGCTGGTCCCGTACGACAGGAACAGGGTCAACGTCACCTCCACGTCGGCCAAGCCTTTGACGTACTTGCGGCCGGTGTCACCAAACGCGGTCGACTCCAACTGGTCATAGCCGATTCGGAGCGTGGCGGCGGTGCACTGGTCGCCCAGGTCGACAGCGCCGATTGTGACGTGCGGGTTCGTGAGATGCGTCGTGGTGGCCATTTCGAAAGTCTCCTAGATACGGCGAGATGCGAGGCGGATAGTCAGATCATAGGCCGGTAGGTCTTGCTGGCCGATTGATGCCATCGTCGGTCGGCCATCGATGACGGCCAGGTCCGAGTCCATGATGAGGTCGACAATCTGCAAGATCCAGTTGGCGGCGTCGGTGTTGCCTGGTGGGGCACCCAGCACACGCAATGTCATGGTGACGTCGGCGATGTGTTGAGTGAACACGGTGAACGTCGGGAGCTCCACAAACACGGTGCCGGGTCGGGCGTTACGGGGGTCGGTGACAGCGGTGACCGGGAGGGCCTGGAGGACGGCGACCACATCGTTGATGCTGTAGCGGAAGATGCCTTCGACGCCGCGTTCCAACAGCAGAAGATCACCGTCTTGGAGCAGAACGTCCGAACCGTTCTCGAGCAGGATCGGTGAGTCAGGCATCGGACGCGGCAACCATGAGGGCCGACACAATGAAGCCGATCGTGGCCCCGACGAACAGCCCGATGAGGAAGTTCACGCGTCCTCGTCGGGTGGTGGGGAGGTGACTTTGACGGTGGCCAGCACATGGTCACCGGTTCCGTCCTCGAGCGGGACACGAAACTCGATCTTGCCGGTGTCGGCGTTATAGACGACCTGGGCGATGCGAAGGTCGCTCATGACGCTCTCGTGAACACGAGACCTGCGACTTGGATATCAGACGCAAACGTGTCTGCGGCATCTGTTGCAACACGACGCACGCCGAACATCAACATTTCACCGCCACCGACGGTGATTGACGTGGCAAGACGTACATATCTCATCAAGCGCCAGGTTGTCACGGTATGAGTCGTGAAAAGTGGACCTGCCCAACCACTGAACGCGGAATCGTCGTTCGTGGCGCTCAAATAGTGGAAATCCATGTAAATGTCGCCTGTGCCGCCATCAGTCCAATGGTTGTAGAGCATGTCCACATGACAAGTTGACCACCACGGAGGAATGACGATCGAGCCGCCGAGTGATTCCGCAGTTGAAGCGTCGAGCAGCCAGTAACCGAATCGGCTACCTCCACCACCGCTCAGCGTTGGCGAACCAATAGCAGGAGCCATCGCTCCAGCGGAAACTCCCAACACGTCCCCGCTCTTCGGCACAAACCTGCTGGAGAACTGCGACCCTTGCGCCAGCTCGTCAGCGGTGATGTATTTCGGCACATCCGGCGACCCGACATCAACCACAGCGAGCTTGTCACCGTTCGCCAGGTTTGCACCGGTCAGGGCCGTCGTCGAGTTCGGCCAGAAAGCACCAGTGAACGCCGCGTCGGCCGCCAGGTTGGCCCGTGTGATGCGGGCCGGGACACCTGCGGCACGGGTCAGAATGTCGTCGTTCGTGGTCAATACCGACGACTGGACGAACCGGTTGTTGATAGCCGAATCGGTGACCAGCTCCGCGACGGTGATCTTCTTTGTCGTACCGGACGCGGCCATCGTCGTATCCGACACATCGACGATTGCGAGCACGTCGTTGTCAGCTACGTCGTCCCCGTCCAGGGCGGTGAGTTCGGTTATGCGCTTGTTGGTCATGTCATCCCACCTGTGGGCGATTACACCCGAGTAGTTGCAAGATACGGCCCATCGAGAATGTCAACGGGGCCGGTGTCATCGACTCGAACGACTGGAACCCGTCAACCGACCCACGTTCCCGATACAAGGCACCGGCATACATGACGGTCCCTTGTTTCACGTCACGACTGGGGGCCACCGTCGGATTGTCGTTGTAGCCGGCGTTATGGCGTCGCCGATAGCACCAGTCGTTAGCGGCGTTGGTGCATTCCTCGAGGTAGGTCACGTCGTTTGTGGTGGCCGGCGCGAAACCTAGCCACACTTCAACGTCATCAGCGTCGATCCATGAGACTTCGGCGTAGACGAGTCCACCGGTCACGGTGAATTCGTCCACGTCCTGCCCACCGGTCGCATACGTAATGACATCGGTGGTCGTGTTGACGGTGAGCAGGACGTGCGGGCCGTCGAAATGGTTTCCGACGTTGTAGACATGGACGTGTTCCCCGACGACAAAGCCGGCGGCGTTGTCAAGCTCGAGTGTGGCGACCTTGTCCGTGATCGCGGCGGTCAATACTGCCGCCATCAGGATCAGGTGTGGGTGGCGTCCGGGCCGAGTACGCGGATCATGTTCACGTCGACGACATGGGCGGCGAAGTAGCCACGGACGGCGATGGTGACGCCGAGGGTGCCGACCGACTCGTCGCGGATGAATCCCTTGTAGGACTCGTAGCACTCGACGCCACGGGTATTGAGCAGCCAGT